GTCTTTTTGTCCAAAGTTATTATGACTTGTGATGCACAAACTACCGAAATTTCCGAGCTTTTAGATGCAGTTCTAAAAGCTCGATGCGCCGACGAATCGTCTACCGTCGGTAAGGTTTTTGCTGATTATGCAGCGCAAAAAGTCCGGAATTCCTTGGGGGATTCTAAGGTTAGGAGACCTTTGACTGTCTCGTTTCAGTTGACCCCCGACCAGCAAGCTTTGTTACGGCACAACTTTCCTGGTCGGGAGATTCGATTCAGTTCTTCGGCTCCTTCGTCCCACAGCTTTGCAGCAGCTCACAGGATTCTGGAAACAGATTTTTTGTATGACTGTTTGAGCAGTGAAGCCCCCGTTATTGATTTGGGGGGAAATTTTTCAACACATTTGAAAAACAAGCGACACAACGTTCATTGTTGTTGTCCCTTGCTTGACTATCGTGATGGTGCTAGACACACCGAACGAATATATTCTTGGGATAAATATTCCAAACATAACCGGGGATATGACAGAACCCTGGTATTGTCGGAATACGTTTCAAGAGTGTACCGTAGTGCTGATTATGCTATGGCAGTACACTCTACGTCCGACATTCCGTTAGTGGAACTTTGTTCCGCATTACGATGCCATGGTGTTAGAAAATTCGTTTGCACCATGATGATGACCCCAGAGATGTTGTTCCAATCTTCGGGTTATATACCTCACTTTGAAGTGAGATGGACCGTCGATAAGAAGGCGGATCGAATTTTCTTCGATTTTGAAAATGCACCCAATTTAGGTATGACCATTCTCCACTCTGATCAGTTATTTCCAGGCGAATTGTGTCGACCTGGGAGATCACGCTTATCGTGTGGAAAGACCCAAGATGGGGGCGTTGTAGTAATTGACATCACGTATGTGGATGGTTACTACTGGGGTTTGAGTTTGGAAGGAGGTCGTTCATGTGCATGGTTCTCTAGGATTAGAGATAAAGTGCTTGTGAACACTGTTTCCGACTTTGACCCTTATTCTAACGATGTGGTTAGGAAGGAGGTGTTGATGGACAGGGAAGTTTTAACTAGGGTTGTGGAAGCCGCTTTTAGGCAGTACAAACCTACTACAGCTATGGAGACTGCAGTGCAGTCTATAGCTATGCTTCTGTCGTCTTCGACCAATCACGTTATCGTTAACGGAGTTACGATGATTGCGGGTACTCCTCTTGAAATTTATGAGTATGTGCCCGTTGCCGTAGCTGTGTATAAGCATGTTCGTCACTACTACAATATGGTGTCGACGATATTCGACCTGATCAATTCTGAAGTTCAGGTTAAGACTAGTGTTCCTAGGTTTGATTCATCCGCGGTACCGACTGTGGATATGTGGGGTGATGCTGCAATGATCGAGGGAGCGATGGAGGAGGTGGAAATTTCCCCTTCATTTATCGGTTCCCTTTTCCGTGAGCAGCTCATCTCAGAGTCTGATTACGAACGCGTCGTCAGATTACCAGGCGTGAGCCTGAAGCGATGGTGGGAGGAATTCAGAGCGAAACATCTTGGAACGAAACGCTCTTTCCTCCGCATTTTTTCGGATCCCGAATTCTGTATACCCTTCTATGATTATGTCGTGGCTAATCATGGAAGTTTCTTGCAAATCTTCAAACAGAAGGATGTTGAAATGGGAGATTTAGCAAAGGAAAGGAAACAGAGTAGGGAGTTACTCCGTAAATCTATCCGTGAGGAGGAGGAGCGGAAGGAGGCCGAGGAACGGAGGTTGAGTAAGGCCGTGATCCGTATCGCGCAATGGTTAGAAGCACATCCAAATGGGAAAATTCCTAGTGGATTGGGCGATATTAAGGATTTTCTTCCCGTTATTCATGCGAAATCGGAAGTTAATGAGGGGGTGAAGGAAGGTGTCGTCCTAAACCCCTATGCAGAAAATATAACGGAAGCCATCGAATACTTGGACAGTGTTTTTACTATCCAAAGGCGGACGATGGACTCTATCATAAACCATTGTGAAGGTGGTAGAGTCATTTCACCAGCGGTGTTTGCAGGGTTTGAAGATCTGCGTATCTTCAAACCCTCCAGTAATCGATGGTATGCTCCTTCTGGAAAGTTGCCGCAAGCCGAGGAACAGTATAGTTTCGGTTATGTGGTTGGTGGTGATAGAGTCACCATTCACTGGGCTGGTGGTGAGTTCTCCGTAGACACGCGGAAAGCGTTGAGTGTGTACTCAGCGGTGTTTTTCGACAAATCATGTGTTGTGGACACATCAGGTCCCATTCGAGAGTCTTTGCGAGGTGCTTTGACTCGAGACACGAACGTCGAAATTACTCTCATCGATGGTGTGGCAGGTTGTGGGAAAACAACAAAAATTGTGAAATCTGCCGACATTGACAGAGAAGGGGGTTGTTTAATCCTGACCTCTAATAGGAATTCGGCTGAGGAGCTAAGATCCAAGGTTCGTGGTTCTCAATTAGTGAAATCGCGAGTGATTCGCACCGTTGATTCCTACTTGATGGCGAAGAATCCACCTACTGCGGATGTGGTATACTTCGATGAGTGTTTTTTACAACACTCCGGAGTAATTCTCGCGGCGGTTACGTTGGCGAAAGCAAAGAAACTTTATGCTTTTGGTGATACTGAACAGATTCCGTTTATTTCTCGGAATCCTTTGTTCAGATTTAAGCATCGGTTTTTGACGTCCAACCGAAGAATAGAGTGTCTGGATACATTCAGATCTCCGGCAGATGCGACGTTTCTATTGGGGAAATATTTCTACAAGAAGAAATCCCAAATAAAGACTACGTCTAGGGTTCAGCCGAGTATATCGGTTAAACCGATTTCCGTCCACGATCAAATTGAGGTGGACAAGTCAGCGATTTATTGCTGTTACATTCAAGCCGAGAAGGCAGAACTTTTGAGTAAGCCCCAGTTCAAGAACATGGAGGTTGCTACTATCCACGAGAAACAAGGAGAATCTGTGGATAAAGTTATTTTCTTTCGTTTAAGTAAAACTTCGACGGAATTAACCACGGGAAAACATCCAGTGATGGGTCCTTGTCATGCTCTTGTTGCGTTGTCACGCCACAAGAAAGAATTCGTGTATTATACACGAGCGGCGACTGTCGATACAAGTGATTGTTTATACAAAGCTTGTATGGACGTACCTGAAACTAAGGAACTCTATGAGGTTTTCACCCCTTCTGAGAGATCCAGTTTGGTTTTGGATTGATGTTACTAGTCGTTTAGACTAATGAAAATCCCAATTGGGTCATTGACTTTGTCAATGAGTTAACTACGATGTCGGCCCTAGGACATCTATCGAGTTAACGACGATCGCTTTGCGATTATGCTTCATTTTTCCTTTCGGAAAAATGAAATGACCCTTAGGGGCC